GCTACCGCAGGCAACTATGGCGCAGCTACCGCAGGCTACAAGGGCGCAGCTACCGCAGGCGACTCTGGCGCAGCTACCGCAGGCTACAAGGGCGCAGCTACCGCAGGCGACTCTGGCGCAGCTACCGCAGGCAACTATGGCGCAGCTACCGCAGGCTACAAGGGCGCAGCTACCGCAGGCGACTCTGGCGCAGCTACCAGCCGCGGATCTGTCACTGTTGGCAAGAATGGCGTTGGCACTGTTCGTGGCAACGGTGTGAAGATCAGGGGCGGCATGGGCGCGATTCTGGTATGCGCCGTTGAAAAAGACACGAATTATGATATCGCCACCTGGGCTGCGGTTGTAGTCGACGGTGAAAAGATCAAGCCAGATACCTGGTATACCGTGAAAGACGGACAGTTTGTCGAAGCGGGAGAATAAAAAACCGCCTCCGGTCGTAGCAGGACCGAAAGCGGCAAGGGAGTACCCCAGTACTCCTAGTATAACAGAACTTTAGGAGGATGTCAAATGGACCGTTATGAATTGTTTCAGAGGCTTCTTACTCTGATTGCGGATGATTTTGAAATCACCAACGCAAAAATGAAAGATTATGCCGATCGCATCGTAATTGATGCAAATAGCCCCGACGGTGAAATCTGTGTTGAAGTCACCATGAAAGAAAAAGAGGCAGAAGATGCCGACAATACCTGATTGCTACGAAGCTGACCGGCAATATGAAGCAATGGACCGTGCATATGCCAAGAGAATTATGCGCCGTCCCTGCTGTGCGTGTTGCGGCGAGCATCTTATGACGGAAAGCTACTTAGATCTATCGCCATTCGGTATTCCTGGCGTCGCCTGTGAACGCTGCGTCGATAAGAATACCTTTTCCACAGTGGATCTGGAGGACTAATGATGGCAACTAAAAACAGCACATTATGGTACACGGAAGCAACGATAAACATTTTTTCCCTGAAGGGCATGTCTGCTGCGACCTTTGCCCTCTTCTGGAGACTTATGCGAGAAAGCAGTGCCGGAGAACGGGAGAATATTTGTTAGACACGCGAGGCATTGGTTATAACTGCCCGCTGAATTTTAAGGAGGAAAACAGTGAAATTCCGGTTATTGAAGGAATCTGAAATCGAATGCAGAGTAAAGCAATGCTCCGAAAAAGGAGCAGTGATCCTGCTTTATAAGGATGCTCGTACAGATATGAACATCCTGGACGAGGCTGTGGGAGCTGAGGATTGGGAATCGGACTACAAGGATATTAAGGGTAATCTTTACTGCGGTATCGGCATCTGGAACGATAACCGGCAGACCATGATCTGGAAATGGGATTGCGGTATTGAATCCAGAGAGGATGACGAGGGTAACCAAAAGAAGGGAGAAGCCTCTGACGCATTCAAGCGCGCCGGCTTCAAATGGGGCATAGGCAGAGAGCTTTATTCCGCTCCATTTATCTTTATTCGCGCTGAGCTGATGAACATTAAGACATCTGAATACCAGGGCAAGCGTCGTTACTCTACTTATGATAACTTCTCGGTAGAGAAAATCGCCTATGACGATGACGGTAGAATTTCCGGGCTTGCGATTAAGAATGATACCACCGGGAAAAGAGTGTTCGTATGGCAGAAACAATAGCTTTCCGGGAGATCAAACTGGAAGAGGGATGGCTGAAGATCAAACCGATCCGCGAGGATCTCGGCAAGGCAATGGCAATTGTGCGAAAACACAAGGACAGGATGTATGATCTGGAGATCAGGGAGCACCGGCAGAAGCGAAGCCTGGATGCCAATGCCTATGCCTGGGTGCTGATCGGCAAACTGGCAGAGACCATGCGCATCCCACCGGCGGAAGTGTACACACGAGCCATTGAGAGTATTGGCGGTAATTATGAGGTAATCCCGGTCCGGGAGGACGCGGCAGATAAATTCCGACAAGTTTGGAGCAAGCAGGGGTTGGGCTGGCCGTGTGAGGATATGGGATCGTCCAAGATTCCAGGCTATCGGAACTTACGGGCATATTACGGCTCGTCCACCTATGACACAAGGCAAATGGCTGCGTTGATCGACTGTCTGATCCAGGACTGCAAGGCACTGGACATTGAAACGTTGGCACCGGACAAGCTGGCTCTATTGAAGGAAAACTGGAATGCGTAAAGACACGAAAGCAAGAGATTTTGATCGGAAGGCGAAGCAGGCGATCTCCGAGCGCGATAGCTATGACGACTGGCCCTGCTGTGTCCGGTGCGGGGCTGCTGCTCCTGAGCCGCTGGCTTGGTCAAACGCCCACTTTATATCCAGGGCACAGGGAGGCCTTGGGATTCCGGAAAACGGACTGACCCTGTGTCCCCGGTGTCACAGGGAGTATGACCAGACTACACAACGAGAGACACTGCGGGAATTCTTCCGGGAATACCTGAAACAGAAATATCCCGATTGGGAGGAAACGAAACTTTATTACAAGAAAGGAATGTAGCAGATGAAAACGGTTCAATGCGACAAGATAGTCGCTTACATGAAGGCGCACGGCTCTATTACTCACAGAGAAGCAGAAGATCATATTGGCTGCACCAGGCTGGCAGCCCGGATCGCTGATCTGAAGAAAAAGGGCTATGCAATAGGTTCTGGTTGGGTGGAAGGGATAAACCGGCACGGTGAGCCGGTTCGGTTCAAAAAATACTATCTGATGGAGGTGGCAGGATGTTAAATCACATTGTACTGATGGGACGACTTACGAGAGATCCGGAACTGCGCCGCACCGGTAGCGGCGTTGCTGTTGCCAGTTTTACCCTGGCGGTCGATCGAGATTTTGGCGGCAAGGATGGCGGAGAAAAGGAAACCGACTTCATTGATTGCGTTGCCTGGCGTCAGACCGGAGAATTTGTCTCCAAGTACTTTACCAAGGGCCGCATGGCGGTGGTGTCCGGCAGGCTGCAGATCAGGAGCTGGACGGACAAGGACGGCAACAAGCGCAGAACGGCGGAGGTGTTGGCGGACAATGTCTACTTTGGCGACAGCAAGCGAGACGGTGAAGGTGGCATTACCACCAATAGCGGCTATACAGGCTTTGTGGCGAACAATGCTGTACCAGCCTCCGATTTTGCGTTGCTGGATGATGACGATGCGCAGCTGCCGTTTTAAGGTGGTGCTGTAGATGCCAAACAGAATATTAAAAGAGAGTATCTGTGCAAGTGACAGCGTAGACCAATTGACGTGGTTCGAAGAAGTGCTGTTTTACAGGCTGATCGTGAACTGCGATGATTTTGGAAGATTTGACGGGCGGGCATCCATCATCAAAAATCGGCTGTTTCCGCTGAAGGAAAATTTGACGCTGAAAGCCGTCGCTGCTGCCATCAATAAGCTGGCGAATGTAGGATTGGTTGTTCTGTATGAGTTTGAGGACAAGCCGTATCTGCATCTACCGACTTGGAATGCGCATCAGAATGTGCGTGCAAAGCGTAGCAAATATCCTTCACCCGATGAAGCCGTGAATACATCTGCAAGCAAATGTAATCATGTGTATGCAGATGTTCCCGTAATCCAATCCGAATCCGAATCCGTATCCGAATCCAATGCGATAGAGTGTGCCGACATAAAGGCCGGCACAAAGCGCTCACAAAAATTCACGCCACCAACGGTGGAGGAAGTGAAGGAATATTGCTTGGCACGCGGAAACGGGGTTGACGCTAACCGCTTTGTCGACTACTACACCGCAAACGGATGGATCGTTGGAAGAAACAAGATGAAAGATTGGCGTGCAGCTGTAAGAACGTGGGAACAGCGAGAGAAACAGCAGCAGAAGTCGGTGTATACCAGCAGTGCTGACCGCATGGCTGCGATGATCGAGAGGGGTGACTTTGATGACTAAGCGAGAGATCGCGGAGCTGATCACAGTCATGCAGACCAATTACCCGGATACCGCAAAGGGGCAATCGGAAGATGCGTTCAGAGCAAAGGTCGCACTGTGGTATGACTTCTTCAAGGACTGTCAAAAGGAGCTCGTATATGCTGCTGCAAAAGCCTTCATGGCGAACGATACCAAAGGCTTTATGCCGAACATCGGACAGATCAACGACTACATCCAGAAGATCCGCTGCCAGGATTCTATGACCGAGGGTGAGGCTTGGGGCTATGTGGCAAAGGCTCTTCGCAACAGTGCTTATAATTCCGCAGAGGAATTTGCCAAGCTGCCGGAGCGCATCCAGCGTCTTGTGGGAAGCCATACCCAGCTAAAGGAGTGGGCACTGATGGACAGCGAAATAGTGCAGTCCGTCATAAGCTCCAATTTTCAGAGGGCATTCCGCGCAAGGCAGAAAAGCGATGCGGAATACGAACGGCTCCCCGGCGATGTGAAGCAGTTTGTGCAGCGTATTTCCGGCGAGGTATTCAAGGCAATGCCGGAGGTGCCGAAATATGCGCTGGGGGAGGGTGAGCTGTATGGTGAATAAGTATACCGATGATGCTCCGCAAGATGAATTGGGAAATACAATTGGAAAGCGCATAACGGTTTATGCAAGAAACACGAAGACAATAAAAAGAACCGCAGCCACACTTGTACATGAAGTTACACACTGTAAGTATGGTATTGGCGGTAGCCAATATGCTGAAGCGGTATGCTTTGCTAGAGAGCATATTCACGAACACGGGGTGTTGACATTCCAGGATAAGCGTAATATAATTAAAACAGTCAAAGACCTTTATCCCGAATATCGATGGAGGAAAGGAGGCCGCAACAAATGGAAAAAGTAAATCCAATTGAATTTATCAAACTCCTAAGAGATGGGAAAACACCGACTTGTCCCGAATGCGGCGAGGGGGTAGTTTCTACTGAGAACGATCCTAAAAGTAGCCATTTCTTCTGCTGCGATAAGTGCAGCTTTATGATTAATATCGATTAACCACCGAGCCTGTAACGGAACGGTGGTTTTTCTATGCCCGAAAGGAGGAATTATGGAAGCTGTAAAGTTTGAAGGAATGAACACAACCTATACTGCCCCTGGGTGCTTTGACCTGCCTACAATGGCAGAAGAAAGAGACGGTAAACTGGAAGTGACCAGTTGCTGGAAGCCTTCTACTGAAGATCTAGAAGTACTTAATGCCGGTGGTTGTGTCTGCCTCTGTGTGAGAGGTGGACAGCCACCTGTTGCGCTATGGACGCAAAATGTAGAGATCGTTGAGCAGGAGGGATAAAGCGTGTTTGCAATTTATATTACCATTCGTATCGTTTTGTTGATCGTTGCTCTGGTTGTTGCGGTGATCTACATTGGTTACGAGATTTGGAAATAGTTGCGCTAACGTGCATGATTCTCGCAAACATGTTTGTTACGACCCATAATAGGGCGTTTTTGGCACCGATAGAAACATTTGTGTTTGCTACGGAGGTTTTATGTATGAAGAAAATCTTATCCTAAGCCAGATCGAAGAGCTGGTGGACAAACTGCCCTATAGATCAGCGAAGATCGAAGTGGAGCTGACAGATAAAACCCTGACGCTTATAAAAGACCGGCAAAGACCGATCGGCTTCGCAACTGACAGTAATTAAAAAAGAAGTCAAAAATTTTTAGTTAAAGTGAAAATTTCACTTGTTAGTTAAGAAGCTTTTAATTAAGTGAATGCCTTATTGATTTGAGCAGATGTTCTACACTTTAGAACACCTGCTTTTTTCATACCCAAATTTTGCCGTGGCGGGCGTAAAAACGCCGACCGAAGGAGAGGCGACCTCCGTGATCAAAGCGTATCGGAGAAAGGAAACCCTATGAAACGCGAATTTTTGCAGAATCTCAAGGTAGGCGAGGAAGCTCTTCCCAAAGAGGTCATCGATGCCATCATGGCAGAGAACGGCAGGGACATTACTGCAGCCAAGGAAGCTGCGGTAAAGCCTTATGCCGACTATGATGCTATCAAGGAAGAGAGAGACGGCCTGAAAGCTAAGCAGGGCGATTCCACAGTGGACGGCAAGACTGCCCAGCAGTGGAAGGAAGCCTATGATCAGGCGGTAGCTGACCACAAGAAGGAGCTGGAGGGCGTCAACTTCCAGCATGTTCTGGAAGCAGCTATCACCGGTGCCAAGGGCAAGAATGCCAAGGCGATCACTGCTCTGCTGGATGTGGAAGCCCTGAGAGGAAGCGAAGACCAGCCCAAAGCAATCAATGCCGCTCTGGAGGCCCTGAAGAAGGATAGCGGCTACCTCTTCGATGGAGAGGGAACACCTCCCCCTTATTCCCGGGGTGCGGGAACACAAATCACATCTCCTGCAGGCGCAGCCAATTCTTTGGCGGGCGCACTGAAAGAGAAATATTCCAAATAACTGAAAGGATGAATTAACTTATGGCAATTACTTTGGCAGAAGCAAAGGTCGGCATGGCCGACAAGGTAGATCAGCAGGTTATCGATATGTTCCGGCGCAGCTCCCTGCTGCTGGATAACCTGACCTTCGACAACTGCATTTCCCCCGGTACCGGCGGCTCTACGCTGGCATACGGCTATGTGCAGCTGAAGACCCCCTCCACCGCGGCGGTCCGTACCATCAATGCCGAGTACACCCCCGGCGAAGCAAAACGGGAGAAGAAGACCACCAACGCCATCATCATGGGCGGCTCCTTCCAGGTGGACCGTGTGCTGCAGAACACTGCCGGCGCGGTCGATGAGCTGGCATTCCAGGTAGAGCAGAAGATCAAGGCTACCGCCAACCACTTCCACAACACGGTGATCAACGGCACTGTGGATGCGGGCAGTTTCGATGGTCTGAAGAAGCTGCTGTCCGGCACCGAGAACGAGATCACCAGCCAGGTCAGCCTGACCACCTCCGCGGAGCTGGATGAGAACTACAACGCATTCCTGGATGAGATGGATGCGCTGGTCAGCTCTCTGGATGGCAATGCCTCCATGCTGCTGATGAACCGGGCTATGCTGATCAAGCTGCGTTCCATTGCCCGCCGTGCCGGTTACTACGAGCGCAGCAAGGATGACTTTGGCAGAACCGTGGAGACCTACGCAGGTGTCCCCATGGTGGACATGGGCAAGTACTACAACGGCAACGAAACTGTTGACGTGGTAGCCACTGAGGGCGGCAAGACCGCTATCTATGCTGTGGCTCTGGGTCTGGACGGCTTCCATGGCATTTCTCCCACTGGTACCGGTGTTATCAGCTCCTATATGCCTGATCTGACCGCCCCCGGCGCAGTAAAGACCGGTGAGGTGGAGCTGGTTGCAGGTGTGGCACTGAAGAACACCCTGAAGGCGGCCGTCCTGAAGGACATCGCCATCGGCGTCTAAGAGCTGAGAAAGGAGCGGCCTTATGGTTGAGTATTTCTTCTACAAAGAATCTTACAAGGGCAGCTCTGTTTCGCTGGATGCTTGGCCCATGCTGGAACGAAATGCCCGGGCAAAGCTGAATCAGTACAAGCGCAAATACAAAGTCATAGCCCCGGACGAACACTCCGAGGCTATGGCTGTGTGCGCTATGGCTGAAGCCCTGGACTATTTTGCGGCGGCGCAGAACGGCGCAGGAACGGTGCAATCAGCTTCCATCGGGTCTGTGTCCGTCAGCTACGGCAACGCGGCAAGCGGCGTAGACCTGAGCCCTAAGGGGCAGGAAAA